CTTAGAATCTGCCCCACTCTCCCATTAGTACGCGTGGGGGTGTGGGTAGATAGTGCCTGCTGATTCATGCCTGATTAGGCTCTGAATGGCTCTCTAAAGGCTTGGCGGAATTGCTCGGGTGTCTGCCCCTGTCCCGAGATAATCGCGCCCCTGTGCCGTCCCTGATGTCCCCTAGGCATGCCCGATATTTGCAGTCTCACCCGCCCGAGATGTTGAGATATCACACGATTGGCGGGGGCTGTAGGGGGTAGGGGGAGCGTGTAGGTCTAAGCGCTTGCAGAATGCGCGCTGGCTGGCTCTGTGTCTTGCTGGTGTGATTGGTTAGGGTGCATGCCCCTGACCTGTTAGAAACGATTTCAGCGCTTTAGTTTCAGGGTGTCGCTGTCCCTGCCTGTGGTGTGTGGTATCGGGTAGGGGGGAGGTGCTTTGTTAGTTAGGTAAGGCTAACCTAAGTTGATAATTTTTATTATGTAAACCTGACGCCAGACACAAAAAAACTCACCGGTTAGGGTGAGCTTGATTGCCTAGCTTTAAGAAGGGGGTTAGCTAGAATTCTTGTCTTTTTCTTTTATCTCTCTGACCTGTGCGCCTGTCCAGCTAGCGACCTTGCTAGCCTCTTCCTCTGTGGTTATGTCTTCGCCTAGGCTGTGCCACTCGTTGCAAGTCCAGCATTCATACTCATACATCTAGCACCTCGCGCGCTGTCTGTGTCAGTGTGTCAGCCATAGACTCCGCCTCTACTTGCGTTGACATTTCCCACTCGTGGACGATATGCCTCCAGTCTTCAGGGTCTAGGTCTTCGATGTCTAGCGACGCCTTGACACTCTCAAGCGTCCACCAAGCAACCGCGACATACTCTTCAGGGTCTAGCTGTGACAACCACCTGATGACCGCGCCCGCCTTCATGCTGTCACCGCCTGCTTGCAGTTCGGGCATGTGTGATTAGGTAGCATGTCGCTGACCGCTGTTGATGTGTTGCAGTTCCAGCAGTGAAGTCTGATGTTTAGTTTTCTCATGCTGTCACCTCTGCCGATAGGCGCTCAAGGATTGCCTCTAGTTGCTCCTTTGTGAAATGCATTTGAAGCTGTCCGCCTGTCTTGATGTATAAGCCCGCATATCTGGGAACGGGTAAGCCGATAGCTTCTAGAGCGTCATAGTTCAGCTCAAGGAAAGCTTCTAGCTCTTCTCTCTTTGCTTTGTTTTGTTCGTTTTGTTCTATCTGCCTTTGTTGTGCTAGTTGCTTGCTGACCCTGTCGGCTTCTAGCTGTGCTTCGTACTCGTTCCAAGGCATCTGCACCGTTTGCAGTGTCGCGGTGTCGGGCTTCCAAGTGTTGACTTGAGGAACATCTCTATCCCACCAAACTCGACGTGAGGAATGCCTTAGTCCCCAAAGCTCTCTTCTGTGGTTTGTCCCGCGCTCTAGCTGTTGCGGGGTGAAGAAGAACTTCTCGGCATAGGTTCGCCCGCTGTCATAGGTTCGCCTGTTGAATACCGCGTAAGTAACAAAAGGCTCTATCTCTTTTAGTTTCATTTTTTCCCTTTCCTTTGTTAGACAGTTTAGGGACTTGTCTAGGTCTGGTCAAGTGTTTAGTATCCAAGTTTGGCTTCGACTTTTTGCCAAAGCATCATGTCTCTCACAATGTCGCTGTCTAGTGATTCGGGGTCTTCTCCCTCGTAGCTTCCGAATGCAATGTCTAGCGCATATTTGAGAGCTGCGATTTCCTTCTCTGTTAGTGTTACCTGCATTTGTCTTCCCTTCCTTGTTGGTAATAACTACATTACGGGATTGTCTAGCGATTGTCAAGCATTTGTTTATAACGAAATCGTTACCGTTTATCTCTTGACATATTCGCCTTTTTCTGTTAGCTCGTTTCGCATGTCTATCGCTTCCGATAGGTCTTCATATTGCAACAGCTCTAGCGTGTTATAAATCGCCGTCCATTCTTTGGCGCGCTTTGGCTCTCTGTGCGAGGCGTAGACATGGCAGGCACCGTCAGCGATGAGTTCAAACAGTTGCCCGCTGTCTAGGTTGTCGCGCTGTCCTATCTGTCTAACCTTTGTCCAATTCTCGCGCGCGATAGCTTCAGCCATCTCTAGGCGCTTAGCGTCTTCAGGCGTAAGCTTTTCCTCTGTCTGAAATATGTTCTGAAGGTCATCCCATAGCATCCGCATTAGCTGAATCACCTTCTGCCTTCCTCTGTGAATGGCATCGCCATAACCTTCCAAATAAACGACAGAATCACAAGCACGCCAACGGCTAACCCTGCCAACAGGTACATCGTGAAACTGAAAACCATTTTCAATAAGCTTTTTCTGGCTTGCTTCATTTCCTCCTGTCGCTCTTCAGTTGCTTCAGGCGCTTCAAGTAGATTAGGCTTCAGCATCTGGCATCTCCGTAATCGCGTAGTTCAGTAAGTCAATCGCCATTTTCAGATTCATCGCGGTAGCACCGTATTGCTCTAATGTCTCTGTGAAGGTGTCAATGATTACCTGTGTGTCTAGGTAGCTTTTGTTGATAATCGTTTCTGTTAGATTCTCGCTTAGTAGGTTATTGCTCATTGCGGATTTCCTCCCCTGTTAGTTGTTCAACTATGCTGTGAAACATATTTGCCCAAGCGTATTCTGCAACTTGCTCAAAGTGTTGAAGCCTTTCGCCGTCTTCACCATGGTAGATAGTTATGTTCCCGTCTTTGAGTTCTAGGCGGATACTAGCTGCCCCTGTTTCTACTTTTTCCATTAGTTGCCCCTAATCTCTTCAGGGTCGTAAAGTTCGTGTTTCTGTAGCTCTTTGACTAGCTTAGAATTCCATTCCGCGAGCTGTTGGCGATGCTCTGTGTCGTGTTCTCTCTCAAGCTGTGAAATCGCTTCAGGGTAGGCGCGCGCTAGCTCTGTGAGTATCGCGATATTGTGCCTGTCGTATTCGTGTGCCATTGTCAGACTGTCGAACTCGTAGCCTGTTTGGATTAGCTCTATCAGGTGCTTAGCTTGCTCTGTTGTTAGTTTCATTTTTTTCTTTCCTTTCCTTTGTTATTAGCATCAACGCGCCGATTAGTGACAGACAGAAACCCATGAAGGTCAAGCCTGTGTGTGTCAACGCCATGCCTGCTAATGCTGTGATTATTCCTAGGGTGTAAATTAGTACGCTCAAAATGTCCCCAATTCTGTCAGCGGTTTGTCACACTCGCGACACGTTGGGTTTTCTGCTTGATAGGTTTCGTATCTCTCCCACTCATCGCATTGCTTACAATAACCGTCAAACGTCACCATGTCTAGCAAGAACTCAATAGGCTCACAAGCTAGCTCAAAGAAAACAAAATCAGAGTAACCACCTCGAACGTCTGCCCCGTTGTGCTTAGATAGTGCGAGATAGTCAACGCCTTGGTACTTGAAAAATCCGTAAATAATGACATCGTCTAGAAGCGTCTCATTGTTATAGCTGTTTGAAATCTCTAGGCTGTAGTCTTCAACTCGCTCGGCGTCTAAGACTTCGGTAATGAATTCGTGAACCGTTCCCGCGCTGTTGTAATAATAGTTACTGTCCCAGTCGTTGGGCATGCTGTCCACCCATGCGCGAAACCTGTTAGTTAGGCGCTCGGTGTCCGCGTCAAACATTAGCGCTCTTAGGCATAGGTGAAACGTGTTGCGGTTTACTATTCCATCGTCTAAATAAATGTCACCCTGCGCCATGAAATCGCTGGCGGTCATGCCCGCGTTTCGTTGCCACTTCCTGCCTGTGTCTCCACCGCTGTCTAGCATGTGCGTCCCTGTGTTCTCTGTCCACATTTCCGCGAGCTTGCTAGCTGTGTAGTTCTCTATTGCTGTGTTCATTGTGTTGCCTTCCTTTTGTTTATGTTAGGCAGTTTACCCACGTGCCTAGGTGCTGTCAATCGTTGTTATCGTTTTGTTATTTGTAGGTTGCGTCCTGCATTAGCCCGCATAGCTTGTCTAAATAGTCTGCGTCTATGGGTGCGCCTGTGGCAGTTGTCCACTCGCTGTATCGCTCTGGGTCTGCCTGCTCTAGTAGGTCAACTAGAATCATTGCCTCTGTCTGCTTTAGCTCTGCAAAGACTGTGATTTTTTCTTCAGTCATTTTTTCCCTTCCTTTGTGGTGGGCAGTTTAGGGAGTTGCCCAGCTCTTTTTGTTACTTGACTTCGTTTAGTTCGGTGTGTGTTACGTCAGTGTCCGAAACTGCATAATTCGCCATTGCTATGGCTTGCTCTGCATCTTCCACGCTGTCCGCCTTGATGTATACGTTCATGGTCTCTGTGACCGTCGCGGTATATGTTGGCACCGTTCCTCCCTTCCTCTATTGACTTGTAATTTCAAGGTAGCACAAGGCGGGGAGCGTGTCAAGTAGTTTTGTGGTTTCGTTATCATTCCGTTATAAAGTAACGATTTGGTAACGGTGCTTGACATCTCGCGCGGGGTGTGCTATTTCGCGCGGGCGTGTGCGCGGGCGGGCGCGCGCGTTATAAAGAGGTCTAAATCTGCCTAATCGCTAATGATAATCATTTTCAACATTCGAACACCTGTTCGCACGTTTTTTTGACCTTTTTTTCTCTGCCCTGAGAGCTTCTTAACCGAGTTAACTGACTTTTCAAATTAGAGCGGTTTGTTTCCTCTTGACTCGTTGCAGGATTTGTGGGCAGGCGCAAGAGGTGAGGAAGGGTCAGCGGGGATGATGTGGTCGGCGTGCCATGGGTCATTGTCCCTCGCACCTTCACCGCAAATGTGGCATGTAACCGCAGCTTGTCTGACAGCTTTAGCACGACGCTTGTAGTCACCTGAGTACTGAGGGCGATGACGTTTCCGGCTAGCTTGCCTAGCTTTCTCGGCAGCGACTCTCGGCGCATCGCAGGTTTCACAGCGTGTACCATTCAGGCTTAGTGTCCCGCATTGCACGCAAGGTCTCTTGAATTGGGTACTCACTTGCCCTCCAACGTACAGCTGTCTCTCTGTAAAACTGTATAAGTTCTGCGTTAGCTTTTGTCTTGCACTCTTCACAGTTCTCTACAACATCTATCAGCGCACCTTTGCTGGTGACTGTCTCGCATACTGCGCATATCTTGTTGCCCAATGTTGAGGGATACCCCCCCTATGTAATTTTTTTACTCTTTTTTCTTGTAGCTATAGATTACTGAACCGAGTTAAGTTTGTCAAGTTATTTCTTATCTTTTTCTGTTGAGTAGAATCCAGAGCCTTTGAAACTGACACTTGGGTTGCCGAATGAGCGCTTCATGATGCCTTTGCAATCACTGCATTCAATCTCTGGGTCTTCTGTAATGGTGTGGGTTACTGCTAGGCGGTGACCGCACTTACAAACGTACTCATAAAGTGGCATAAGTTAGAACCTCATAATCGCACCCTGATAGTGCGTATCTTTCTCTAGCTCGAAACAAGTAATGGCTGGCTGTGAGTCTTCTCCGGCAATGCGCCTGAACCAATCAGAGCCTGCATCCATCGTGCTGGCTTGTATCCACCAGCGCGACCCACCGTTAGGGTGTCCGCCAAGCTCTTGTACCCGAGTGTGGTGAAAGTGACCAGTGACGCCGATAGAGGCTGCTGCCACTGGCTGTCCGCCAAAGGTGTCCGCCAAAGGTCTGCTGTCTCCACCATGTAGGCACCATCTCTGGTCTCCGGCTCTGGTGACCATGCCACAGTCCGATGATGTGGAATTTGTCGTCAAAGACGTCGAATGCCAAACTCTCATCTTCAGGTTGAGGCTTAAGGAAGGTTACCCCTCCCCCTGTCTCTTCTGAAAGTCTGTGAAGTTGTTGCATAATCACAATGCCCCAGTCATCTACACCGGGTCTGCCTACTGCCTGCTTGTTCTTACGCCACTGACAGTGATTAGAGCCGACTGTTGCGTAGGTTACAGGTGCGTACTTCCTTGCACGCTTGATTAGCTCCCATTGCAACCGAGCAGCCATGTCTACCTGTTGCATAGGTGATAGGTCATTTGTAGAGAGCTGGTGAAGGTCAGCTGCGTTTTCAACCGACTCAATGATGTCACCGCCGTCCAATATGACGATTTTCTCATATTTGCCACGCTTCATCTGTGCTTCGATGCGGTCAAATGATTCGAACAAACGTTCGATTAGTTCTTGTGTTCCCCCGCGTGAGCCTGTCTTGCCTACCTGATAATCGGCAGGGACGATGACAAATACCTTACCTTTAGGTACAGGTTTAGGGTTGTACTTGCTTTTTTTTACGCCTGCAAACAGCGCAGGAAGGTCTAGGTCTGCAAGCTTCTTCCGGAACTGAAAGCGATATGAAAACAACCACTCACCGTCATACCTCTGCCACTGTGATGTGCGAGGTGTGCCGACAATCTCATACTCCTCAGGCGGATACCCACGTTCTCTGAGGAAGTCCTCGAAGTTAGGCTGTTCCAGCATGCCCTCTGTTGTGGCTGTGCCGTTAGTGCCGTCAAACTCAACGCTAGGTCTAAAGTCTTTAGGCGCTTCAATCTTCTTTGCTGGCTCTATTCCTTCGAGCAAGAGCAAGTCCCTTCTCTATGTTTTTTGATTGGCTTGTCGAATATCTTTATGCCTCGTTTTATCAAAGCTTGACTTAGCCCATATGGTGTCCACTTGTCGTGATTAGCCAAGGCTTCATCAAATATCTTTTTGTCGTTGTCGTCTAGTTTTGCACGAACAACCTTTACTCGACAGTGATAAATTCTTTTAGTTGGTTCTAGATTTTCAAGCACTGACATCCCATTCCTCCTCCAATAGTGAATCTGCTATATCTAACATTGCTCCTCTAGCTGGCGTCTGAAACAAAGCTTCTTGCTTCATCATGACGCCGAGCGACTTCCGAATGCTCTCCAAGTCATCACTCCATACTAGGTTGTCATCTAGTAAAAGTCCAGCAGCTGTGTTGAGCTTTAGAAAGTCATCGCTCCATTTTTTATTTCTTGTCACGCTCGACTCTCTCTATAAGCTTCTTCAGTTTTTCAAACCTAAACCCGCTCCAACGAGTCTCACTTGTCACAACAATCGGCGCTGCGGTCAACCCTAGTGCCTTGAAGTTCTCAAGCTCTTCTGGGTGCTGTGTTAGGTCAAAGCTGTCGTAGGAGATGTCGTGCTTATCAAGCAACTTCTTTGTCTGACGACACTGTACACAATTAGGTGTTGTCCAAATCTGTATCATTTCTTGTCCTTGATTAGCTTCTCTGCTGTTCTCCAATGTACGACTTCCTCTGCTTTTAGTAGTTCTATGATGCGGGCTTGCTCTATGCGCTCGCCATGTTCTACGCCTCTGTTGTATGCAAATGCGTAGTGGCTTGCTGCGTCCTGCAAGTTTAGTAGTCGCTTTCCTTTATTTGCTTTAGGCACTGTATATCCTTTCTAATGCCACTGCGATTGTTCTGACCGAATAGTCGTTCATGCTGAACTCGGCGGGTAGGTGTTCCAAGATGTCTACAATCCTGTCGCGCTCTTCGCGCTTACCTGCATCTTTGATGATGTGCATAATTGCTTCTTGAGCCGGAGTGAATTCAGTCATCCTCTTCAATCCAGCCCTTCATGTCCGCAAGCTCTTTGAGTTCTTCTGGTGTTAGTTTGCTCAAGTCCATTAGTGCCTCACCAAGATTCCCTTGACTGCTGCGATTGCTTGCTCGTAACCGAGTGTCAGCTCATCGCTTTTGAATGGTTCTACTGAGTGGTGCTTTAGGCGCTCTAGTATGTAATTGCGCTCTTCTTTGATACCTGATACGCGACCTTTGCGGTATGCGTCAGCTCTAATCGCGTTTAGCTCTTCTTTGAAAAGCTTTTTCAAGATGTATTTTTTCATTACTTCTCCTTTCGAGTTTTACTCTAGGAGATGGCACTGACAAAAGCAAGCACTTTTAGTCTTTCGTTACCGTTTCGTTATATTTACGAACTTCGATATAAGCGCCGGATTCTCTGTCGTCGGCGTAAACCTTGTAAGCCGTTAGCTTGCAAACCTGAGAGTCGTCACCCCATGCCTTTGCGTCTGTTAATGAATCAAATACTGAGCGCACAAGCTTGTCTAGGTCTGGGGGAGTGGTTGGGTACTCACGCTTTACTGTCTTGCCTCTAGGAATGTAGAACTTGACTGTGACCTCTACAGGCTCATCAAAGACTGCCCATTCTGAGTTTTGTAGCGCTTCGATTGTGGCTTCTTTGACTATCTTCCGCCAAGCTTTTAGTTTCGGTGAGTTTGCGTCTACTACGCGATTGTTGAAACACCTCTTTGACCCCTGCGGGGCAGGCAGACCGAATACCTCAAAAGATAACGTTAGTCTGCCCACCCAACAAGTCTATAGTCAAAAGGGGGCGGAATCAGGGTTTAGGACGTCCATGACCTCTTGCGAGGCAGACTTCATGCCGTCTATCGCCATCATCTCGTCAGGGTAAACCGTAAGGCTCACACCTGTTGTGCCGTCACGCTTCTCGAAAGTACCTACCTTCAAGCTACCTGCCAGCTCCATACGGAAAGGCGCTTCCATTTCTAGAATGTGCCTAAAGTCTCCAGCTCTCTTGTCATCAACAATTACGTCAATGTAGTCCTTGGAGACGGTTTGCCACTGACCAGACTCGTCTTTCTTACGGTTCTGGTGTGTACATTTCAAGACAGAGAACCCATTGAGGCGCTTGACCTCATTGAGCCAGACTGTCGTTTCGACCTTTATCATGTATTTTCCTTTTCTATGTGGTCGGGATTGACGCAGTCTTTATGCCCACAGGTTCTAGTTCCGGGCATAACTTCTGCGCCATCTTCGTCAATCGGTGTAAACCAGTCCGCGCCAAACATTCCATGCCATGGTACGCACTTGTCGTCTTTTTTACCAACTGTCGAAGCTCTACGGACGCGACAAGATTCACAAAGAGGTCTCCCTTTGCGTCTTTTGTTCTTTGCAACAACCCACTCATAACCACAGCGGGGGCAAATAAGTCGCTTTTCCACAACATTACGCTAGCAGATTTTCTCTCATGTAGTTGAGACACGTGTCCTTGCAGTCGTACCCATTGTCGTGAGTCGCGTGAAAGTCCGCTAGTTTTTTGCAACATACATCACACTCTACGAGAGTTTTCTTGTGAATGCAAGCAGGTGGTGGGGAGCTTTTCTTTTCCGGCTCGTTCTGCCGTTGCTTCTGCTCTTCTTGCCTATTTAGTTCTGCCACTGCTTCCCTTGCTTTTCCGACGATGTGTTTTGGCTCGACAAAGTTTATACGCTCGTCTTGCCTGCACTGCCTTAGGGCTTGCTGTGCAACGTCAAGTGGCATAGAACCGAGCGACTGCTTCCAAGCAGCAATCTTGTCGGCGTCTAGCTTTCTGCCGTCAATCGCAAACATCTCACGCAGAAGTATTTCCGTCTCTTTGAGATTCAAGTCCTATCCTTTCAAGAATCATTCTCATGGGAAGTGCTACGCCAATGCTGGCTGCTGTCTTCTCTGAAACTATTGGCTGAGTTGCCTTGTACCGAGTGTAGTTACTCGCCACTAGGTCTTTCAAGTCTTTTACAGAAATGAATACTAGACCATTTCCACTGGGAGATGCAAATGCCCACCAGTTTGCTTTGGTTGTGCTGATGCCAGATGTCTTCAGGTCTTTGCGGTCACCTCTGCGATAGCTGTAGCACTCTATGTAGACATTTCCGGTTTCTGTTGCCCGATAGTCCGTCTTGACTTCTACGGTGTCTATCTGACCGAGTATTGACGCAGCAAGCTCTTCGCCTACCTCGCCTCTTTTGACGTCTATGTCAAAGTCAGGGGCATAACCGACTGACCGAGTTACCTCATTCGTCATTTTCTAATAGCTCGCGAATCTCACGTTCCCGACGAGCATCCTCACTTTCTTTTTGTGTTTTACGACCAGCTCCTCGCTTGTACGAGTTGCGAATCCAGTTACGCCAAGCAGCTTGCCAATCTTTTTTGACGGCGTTGCCTCCGGTTGCAGAATCCCAATAATCTCTAAACGCATGCGTCTCAAGTTTTAGGTCAATTTGAGGGAAGTGTTCTGCCATGATTTTCCATGACTTTTCATCAGGTTGAAAATCTTCTGGAAGACGTTCTCCCTTTCTCTCTTGTTTCTTTAAGTTTCTATTAACGTTTAGCGTGCCACTTACTGTCACCCCTGACTTACCTGAGCTGTCACCCCTGCTTACCTGACCTGTCACCCCTGCCTCATCTGTCACCCCTGAAACTGTGACCCAATATAGGTTCGGTTTGTACTGCGCTTCGACAGGTGCAGCTTGTGGAATTACGTGCAATTCGCCAAGGTCTTCTAGCTCTTTTATGTCTCTTTTTACAGAGCGTTCTGAGCAGTTTGCATACTTCGCCAAGGTTGCGATTGACGGATAAGCGCCATTCTCCCCCTGATGATTTGCAATGCCAAGCAAGATAAGCTTCGCTCTTCCAGTTGCCTTGCTGTTATGCAAGACGTTTACCATAATTTCAATCGCCATCTATTTCCCATTTCTCGTACATGTCGCCAAGCTTGTACCACCGACCCAGAGAATCCCTAATTGGGATGTCATAGGGGATGCTGTGGCGACTAATCTTCCATCCGTTTTCTTTGGCTTCTCTAAAGATGTTTACGTCACTCTCCATCAAGCCGTTGTGAATTACGCACATCAAGATGAGGTTAGAAGCCCTGTCTAAGAGCTTTGAACCACCCATGCCTCGATTAGCTCGGTGATGTATTGTCAGGTCTTCTGTCGTTCCACAGTGCCAACAGACGCCACCGTCTCGCGCAAATATTCGTTTCTTTACTGAATCTTTCACAGTTTTGACTCCATCTCCATGATTCGAGCCATAGTCTGTGTAGCCATCAGAGCGCTCTCTAAGCCCTTGACCTTCATCTTGACACGATTCACCTCAGCGCGACGCAAATCCCGCGAGAGACGCTGCTCAGCGCTTGTGAGACGTGATTGTGCCGTTCTTTCGGCTACAGTGCCTTCGGCAGATAAAAATGATTTCTGTTCAACCGAATCAAGCTCATGCTCAGCTTCTGCCAGAGCGACTTCGGCATCGTGAAGAGCAGAACTACCCTTCCGAATCTCCTCCGTCAGTCTCTTTAGCTCCGCTATTACCTCGTGTGGCAACAACTAGAGCCTCCAAACGTTCTTGGCGAGCTTGATAGAAGATAGATGCACGTTCTTTGTCACCTCTAAGAGTTTCATGCGCATATGCCTCACTTAGTTCCTTCACGCTCGCTATCAGAATGTCCATTGGCAAGCTCCTTTATGCGGTCAAGGGTCTTCTGCGGTGCTTTAGCTGCTTTAGCTTCACTCCACAGGAGGCGTAGTGCATCTACATCATTTAGCTTACTAGCCTCCGCAATCCAGTCACGAGGTTTGCTTTCTGCCCTAGCCACCTTCTCCATCTCTTGCCTTGAACTGCGCTTGTTGCCGGATAGGTTCATGTTGGCGAGTGCGCGCCCAATGCAGGAGGTCTCTCCTAGCTCTGCCTTCCAGTCGGTCTGCGCTCCGCCTTCGACTTCTGATGCGTAGCCAGTTGCCTTTGGCAAGCCCGCAGCTTGGTCTCCTTCGGTGAGGTAGATGTAAGCCTTGAAGAGCCACTGACCCCCCTCTCCGGCTTTAACGCACTCTGTGATGATGCGACCATCTTCGTGAAGAGAGTAAAAACGCTTGATGCGCTCTTCTACTGTTTCGTAATCGTCTAGGTTAAAACGAGCCATGCTATTTCCTTACTACTAGATATGGTTTGCCAAACCCGCGTGCTTGACGCTGTGCGACTACTTCGCCGTCCGTTGTTGCGTACTTTGCGTAGCCCATCGCGTCATAGACTTGCGACTTTATTTTGTTTAGCTCTCTTTGTGCCAGCTCAAACTGTACGTTTTTCTCGACCAGTTGGCTTGCCAATTCGTTAGGGATTTCAACCGAATCATCACTTATCTGCGGGTGCAGTAGGCGTACGGTTTCGTATGTGTTGCGCGAGCCGTCCCAGTCAGGAGGTGTATCTCCTTGTAGCGACTCATAGAATCTGCGAGCTGCTGTCTTGTAGCTTTCGCCTTCAAACTCGTCGTACTCGTAGACATGCTCTACATAATTCCAGCCAGCCACAGCGACAATCGTTGCCTTCTTTAGACCGAGTGTAGCCATGTACCAGTAGACCTGCGCCTTGTACTGAGGTGGTACTTCGTCCCAACCTGCTCTAGCAGTTTTGACCTCGATGATTTCCCACTCGCCAGTTTCACTGTTCCAAGCCAGCCCATCAGGGTTAGCGTGCATCCAGTCTTCGTGTGCGTTGTGAAATGTCCCAGTCTCAAAGATTTCTAGCTCAGGGTGTTCTTCTGTGAATAGCTCAAGAATAGGACGCTCAAAAGCGTTGCCGAACCGAATGCTCCAGTTAGGTTCAACTGTGCCGTCAATCAAGCCCTTCTTCTTGTGCCAAAGTGTGTAGGCAGACTCATAAGGGTTCAGTCCGACAATACTGCCGACCTCACTGCCACCTATACCTTTGGTACGCTCCTTGTGCCATTCTTGGCTTCCGGATTCGTGGTCGGATACATAGCGACCTTCGCCAATATCCTGTAGAAACTTATTCAATTTGACTCCTTCTGTTTACATCCATAGAATATACAAAAAGGAGAGTTTTGACAAGTCGAGACCGTAAGTTAATCAAATTGTTATATTTGGCAGACAAGTATGAGCCAGAGTGCAGAAGCAACGCATGGTGCTTTTTCCCTGAGGAATACTCCGAGCAGGGTAGAGCAACCACAGAGCAGAGACTAGCCACAAGGCTGGCTAAAGAGATGTGCGCGCGTTGCCCAATACAGAGAGAATGCTTAGACTACGCAGTCACCGCGAATGAAGAGTTTGGCGTTTGGGGCGGTACTACTCGCCACGAGAGGCGTTAGACCTTTTTAGTGACAATGCTTGTCAAGACCGACAGCAATCCAGCACCGAGTGACACTGATGCCATTGAGTACCAGTCAATAGTGAATAGACCGACTGAGCCTGTGCCAAGGAATGCTAGGGCAGCCTGAGCTACGGTCTTGATTGCGCGCTCTCCGGCGTACTGCCAGAACTGAATTGAGAACATGTTTACTCCTAGGGTTCTTTGTTTATCTTGTCATCTATCGTAGCACCTGCGACATAGGCGCTGACTATTATCGAGAGAAGAGTGACGCCACCAGTGATAAGAGCTGTCGAAACTTCTGGATAAAGAAACACCGCAACTGCTCCAAACACGCACATAAATACGCTAAGGCGATACGAGCCATAAATAAGACGTCTCCGAAACTTCCATTTATCCGTTGCATCATCGTCTTTGCTCGATATGAAAAAAAGCGCATCCCAAGCTACCTTTCCGTAACGCCTTACTTGCGACCGAATCTTGCCCATGTCCATATTGTGCCTGCTCTCGCATACTTTTTACGCTTACGTTCCTGCTTACGCTGCTTCTGTATTTTCTGGTCAATAAACTTCTCAGGGTCAAAGGTCTTGGCGTAACGAGGGTCAGGCTTTTTTGACATTGTGAGGTGTAGGTGACTTCCACGACTGCATGTACCGGAGTTGCCGACACGACCTACTGGCTGTCCTTGTGTGACCGAATCACCGACTTTTAGTTGGCTCATGCATGTTGACCCATCTTCGTGGTCTGAGCCGTCACAGTTGACTGTGTTGTGCTTGTTGCAGAACAGGTGCGAGTGACCAATGTAAATGCCATGCTCCTCTGACCGAATCTCGCATATCCAACCAAGGCAGTTGCTGTAAAAGATGTTTGTAACTACAGCGTCTGTGATTGCAGGTATTAGCGCTCTACCCTTAGGGGCGTAGTCCAGCCCGCGATGCGGTGATGTGCGCCTAGCTGTTTCGCCATAGCGTGAAGTAATAGTGCTTTTAGGAAAAGGGTGTTGCCACATAATGCTCCTAAGGTAGTCGTAAGTCTTCTACTTCTAACATGTGACCTGAGTTCTCCCACATACATTCAAGGCAGAACCAAGGCTCATCTGGGTGAAAGAAGGGTCTCATACCAGTGTGATAAGTCCACTGATAAGTGCTGCGACACCAGCTGTCAAACCAACGTAAGCCACCTTCTCAATCCAAGCTGCCTTTGCCTGTTGTAGCTCAAGCTCACGTACTCGTGAAGGTATCTGTTCCATTGAGGACAAGCGCTCAGATAGTTCGATTAGTAGCTTTTCATTCTCTAGCTGTTTAGCGTAGAGCATGTTGATAGTTACTCTGCCGGTGGGTTCTTCCATGAGGTTACTCTACCTCTACGACGCGAACCGAACCACCTGCTGCTGATGAGATTGCATATAGGTCATCATCGGCGTTCATCTGAAAGACTGTTGTGTTTGTCTTAGAAATCTTTACACCGTTAGCTGCGCTGACCGAACTACCGCCTACATAGGTAACAGTGTCGCCATCAAAGTCGCCATCCTGTACATACACAAGGCGTGAGTTGATTGTCGGTGAGCTGATGCTTACCGCAGTAGTTCCTACTGATACTGATGAATTAGTTACTGGCATTAGCGTAGTCCCCTTAGAAGTGCGTCAATCTCTACCTCGGTCAAACCTAAGTCAATCAACTTCTGACGTGCCGTTTTTGGTGCGTTTCTACGCTCGATTTCCTCGGCGGTCATATCTCTAACCTGCCAGTTTTGAGTCATTACGCCATCAACCTCAACAGGATAACCTTGCTCAACAATTTGGTCGTCTGTTTTATTTGGAAGTGGAACTTCTTCGACTTTTACCCAACCTTCGGGTAGTTCGTCACCGTCTTTGAAGTTGGGGTAGTCTATCCAAATATCCCCAATGTGGCGAGGAAATTCTCCCTCTGGATTTATATATAGCATTTTTTCTCCTTAGATTTCGTCTATATAACTAGTAACAGATTCGTCACTTATGCTCATACTTTGATTACTGTAACTTGCACTGTAATTAGCTAGTGACCAACTTGCGTTTCCCCAAGTTACGGTTGAATAATTGCTAATTGTTGGACTAGCTACTTGATAATCAAAAGCAGTTCCGTTCAGACTATAGCTACCAGTTCCACTTCCGTCATTTGGGAGAACTGCTAAAAATCCTTCTGAGTCAAATATTGCTCCGACTACAACATTATCTTGTGCGTCTAGACTTATGTTGAAATTCTGACCGCCACCAATATTAGTAATTTCTCTTGCCCAAATTGTAGAACCTGAACTATTCAGTTTTACTAAAAGCCTGCCATCACCAGCAATATAAAGGTTTCCTTGACTATCAAAATTCATAGCACCGTGTTCAAAGTCCTGACCGCTCCAAGCGATTGTTTTTTGCCACTGCAAAGCCCCACTTGAATTGAAATAAGAAATAATTGCTGGTCTTGGAAATGAAACGCTGTTGGTTAGCCACGAAGCAAAGTTACCATTACTATCTATTGCTATTGCCCTTTCGGGAAATAACTGCCCGCCACCTGTCTTTGTTGGTTTCTTTTGAGCTATTAGACTTCCGCTACTATTGAAAAAACCAATATTTATATCTGTATCAAACCCTGCGGATACTGCGGTATAACCCGCATTTGCCCCAACTGCGGAAACCTGATTGTCGCTACTGTTGCCAAACTGTTTCTGCCAGCTCAAGCCTCCATTGGTTGCTAATCTAGCAAGATAAACTTCTTGACCTCCGAAAGAACCAAATCCAGTATCGAGTTTAAAGGCAAAGTAAATTTCATCTGTAGAAGAATTACTTGCCATTAGTCGCCAATTTGAATTAGTGGAAACAAGTCCGTTACCCTCTTTTTGAAAACGAATTGAACCGCTTGGGTTTACGCTAAGATAACCGCCGTCATTAGTCGTATCGTCCCAATATGATTGGTAATAATTTTGGGAACTATCTACACCAATACCAGTTGGAAATTCAGTATTGCCAGAACCAACAAACTTACCAGAAATAACATTTCCATCTTTATCTACCTTGATTACACCTCCAGCACCAAAACCGCT